CCATCGCGGGATGGGTGGCGAAGATGGAATCCGAAAGGAAAAGCCAGAATACCAAGGCTGGGATCGCCAAGGCCCGGTTAAACGGTGGAGGCCGGCGCGGACCCGATAAAGACAAGAGAAAACGGCGTTGGGTAAAACGTCCGACTTTTCTCACGCCTGGCGTTTATGTTTCTCCAAGTCTGGCAACAAAAAGGCAATAATGTTCGATTTAAGGATATTGAAGTGAGCAGAAAATTTGGAAGTAAATCGCATCCAAGCCATAGAAAACAGGTGGTGGCCAGACGGCTTTCGCCATTCTCAAAAAGCTGGCGCTGCTTCTGGCGAATCCAGGGAATACTGTGCGAGTTAGGTTTTAACTACGAGGCTGAACGAAATAGGTAGGCTAAAAATATTTTTAGGAGGTTTCTCATGGTCAAACGACTAGTGATTAGTAAGGTCTGTGATTTAATTCTTAATCTGCGGCATTTGGGTTTTAACGCTGCTTCATGGGAGGACGTTCTGGCTGCTACCGGGACATTGTCCCTGGCTGATAAAGCCGAATTGGCTGAAGAATTGGTTGGTGCCGGTGCTACCATATCCGGTCAAGGTTTGGATTTTACCAATTTGAATATCGATGTTTTACGTAAGTCCCTTACCCTGGACGATCCGCTGGTAGCTATCCGATTACGAGTTGATGCTGGTGTGTGGTGGGAAACTGCTTCTGGTCGGGTGAAATTTGTCAAGGATCCGAACTACACATTTACTGCTGATGATGAGGGTGAGAAAGAAGCCAAATCGCCGAAATTTAAGCAACTTCGTAATGATTCCACCGGTGAAAATCATCTGTTTTTCGACTTGTGAAAATCGCTAAGAACTGTTGTGTAGTTGTAGTTTATAGGTAACCTTACTAAGTTCGGCGCTACCGCTAACACTTATAACTACAGCCGCAAAACCAGAACAGTCAAATCTTTAGGGAAAAGGGGGAAATGTTTGATGGAATATTACATTAAGACGATACACCTGAAGAATGGCAAGACCATAAGGGTCCGGCGTAGGAAATACATGGCTTTTGGCGATAAGTACAATTCAGCAAAGGCAATGGCACTCATTTGTTTCTATCATTGGAAGTTCATTGATGGTAGGAGTGAAGGGTTATCTTTATCAGCAGTGTCAAAAGCATGTCCTGCTGTAAGCTATGACCAGTTAAATTCGCGACTCGGCAAGTGGGTGAAGTGGGGGTTTCTTTCAAGACGAAGTAGTACCACCGCAAATGGGCCCTGTTACAGTTATTCGTTAACTGATAAAGGAAAACTAACTGTTGAGAAAATACCAAAACCGATGTTTGAAAAATACCTAGCACGAATTAAAGCGGCACGAAGTGGAATGCATCACGATAGTACTGACAGTCAGGCTAGAGTTTGTCCAGGGAGCACCTTCATTATCAATAATTAAAATGATGTCGCTTTCACAAAATTTTAAGGAAGGGTAGTCACCACACTCAGAGAAAAGTAGGTTGCAAGCAATATCGACCACGTAGCCGAGTTTGAAAGCCAGTACCACGTAGCCGAGTTAAATATAAGTATTTTAGGAGGATAAAATGACCAGTGCAACACCAAAAGACAACTCTGGGATATTACCGACCGACAGACGCTGATTTAAGACAGGCGATGGGAAAATAGTGAGGAATGAGGTGTCGTCAAAGGAATAAGGATTCTGAAATCAAAGATTGGAGGTATTTAATGGAAGACAATAACAGCGCAAATAGAACAGAAGGTACACGAGACGAAAACCAAAAATACATACCGCCCAAAGGTGTCTGGAGGAACGTTGGTGGCAATTGGCTCTTCATTTTGGATGGAGAGGAAGTGGACCATTCCGGAAAAGTGGTAGACAAACCACCGACCAAACCGGCCATCATCGACAAAAAAGATCACCTCGAATTTCCATTATAACAATATGTTGAAGATGAGCAGAAAATGCATAATTTATTAAATCATAAAAAAATAGTTGGCGCGACCCTTTACTGTCGTCTCTTTTCTGTGCCAAAAGGGGAGAAAATATGGGCCGACCGCTAAAGGAATGGCAACCAGCCTACCGGGATTGCGCGGATGGTAAGCGCCACCTGGCATATGCCCACCGGGCGAGCATGCGCGGCAAAAATGACCAGTCCCGGAACCTTATTCTGGTAATTCTATACCACCGGCGGTATACGTTAAAAAAATCCGATGGTTTGATGTTTGCTGAATTACTCCCTTTAGTTGCGCCTGTTGTGGGTGCCAGTTATCTGGAGCATCGTTTGCGAAATTGGTCTTCAGCGAAATGGGCTTATTTGACACGCGGTCCTGTCGTTAATGCTGAAACCGGACGGACAGCTTTTGCCTATGTGATCGCGAAAAGGGGCAAGCACATTATTGAAGATGTACTTACGCGGGGAAAATTACTTGAATATATTACAATCCTGCAATCAGTGCGAAGAGCAAAAGTAGAACACAACAAGCAGGATATATTAAACAATTCTTCGAGGCCAGCAGAAAATGGCGGTATTAGCAATGGTCGAGGTGAAGCAACATGACAGGCGCCGGTGGTGTAATGGGCAGCACAATCCCCAGCCAGGGGAGTAGAGCGGGTTCAAATCCCAGCACGGCGCTCCATGACCTGCACCTAGTTCCCATTTCTCGGGTCGATGCTAAAACCCTAATCGTCAGGAATCATTACGCCCATAGCTTGCCCGGCGGGACCAAGATGAGCTTTGGGACTGTCCTCAATAACAGGTTACTTGGGGTGATGACATTCGGGGTCGGTCCATTCTACGGGTACAAACTTGTTAACCATGCCACTCCGGATGATGTTGTCACTTTGACCAGGCTGTGGCTATCGGACGAGCTTCCCAAGAATTGTGAATCTAAAGTGTTGGGGATTGCTTTAAGGTCGCTTAAAAGAGATACCAGTCTGAAATTTGTCCTGGCATATAGTGATCCAGCAGTTGGACATTTAGGAATAATCTACCAGGCGACAAACTGGCACTATACCGGATTGTCTTCAGCAGTGCCGTTATACGATATTGGGGATGGCACGTTACATCACTCACGTTCTCTGGCACAGCAGTTAGGTAGCCACTCAATACGCTATTTAACATTGCAGGGAATCAATGCCAAGGCCGTTCCTCAATCAGCCAAGCACCGCTACATTTATTTTCTGGATGATTCATGGCAGTCGCGGTTGGCAGTACCGGTATTACCATATCCGAAGAAGGAGCGCGAGATAAATGGAAATAATTGAATTACCTATCGAAGCATTGAAAGAAGCAGTCTGGAATGTTAATCAAGTAGACGAGGCGATGATGCAGCGGCTTCGGGTCAGTATCGGAAAATATGGACTGGTGCAGAACTTAGTTGTCCGACAGATAGCTAACGATTATGAAGTTCTCTCGGGTAACCATCGCCTCAGGCTGTTGCATGAACTGCTCATAAAAAAGGTTCCCTGTGTCGTGGTAGATGTTGACGACGCCCATGCCCGACTGCTTGCCCAGGCTTTGAATCACGTTCATGGTGATGACGATTTGGGACTACGGGCTGAACTAATCCGGGAAGTAATGCAAGTGCTGCCGGAAGAAGAAGTGCTGGCTGTTTTGCCCGACACCATGGATGGTCTGAAAGGGATGGCCAATTTAGGCCAGGAGACAATGACCGGTTATCTTCAGAACTGGGAGAAGGCGCGAGCCGCCAGACTGAGAAATCTCCTCTTTAAACTAACCTCGGATCAACTGCAAACAGTTGAGGCCGCGGTTGCACAGATACTACCGCAGGCACGACTTCAGCAGGGCATCAATCCCAACGCACGTGGTACAGCATTGTATCTAATATGTAAATCTTTTGTGGATAAGGAGAACAAACATGATCACTAATGAGCAAGGTCCAAATACCAAACCAAATAAATCACTGCAATGTCCAGTATGTAATGAGCCGATGGCATTTCAAATCGCGCGGGGCAGAAAATCTGGCAAGCCCTTTTTGATGGTGAAATGCCTTCGAGATGGACGACATTTTCGCGGTTTCGTTGGCGACAGGGACTACGTAGAGCGGTTACTTGAGGGTCTTGAGGTGGGGAACAATAGTAAGACAATTAAGGAATCACAAGAAAATTCACCCGCTGCTGAAAATTGAGCGTTGACACGTATACGCAGCATGTATACACTGTACGAACACAAACTGCAGGAACGCCTGCCAAATCAGAAAATGCTTGAAAGAAGACGGTTATGAGCAATAAAGGCGATCAACCCATTAGAGTAGCAACATATGCCCGGGTTTCGACTCAAGAGCAGGCTACGGAAAATACGAGTATGGCGTCTCAAGAAGGACAGTTAACTACATATTGTCAGATGCGGGGATGGACGGTTATAAATAGTTACGTCGATCCTGGATTTACCGGCAAGAACGGCGACCGACCTGGCCTTAAACAACTCAGGAATGATGCAAAGATAGGGCTATTTGATAAAGTTGTGGTTTGCAAACTTGATCGTATGGCCCGTAATCTTCGTCTGCTCATGGATATTGAATCTGAACTCAGTGAATATCACGTTTTCCTAACTTCCATAAAGGAAAGTATTGATACTTCTGGCGGCACCGGTAAAATGGTATTCCAGTTATTCGGGATGATCGCAGAATGGGAGCGCGAAACAATCATTGAAAGAGTGAGAAGCGGCAGGATTCAAAGATACAAAGAAGGCTGTTGGGCATGTGGCAGACCGCCATTCGGCTACTCTTATGATAAAACGTCTCGGAAGTTGATAATCAATGAAGATCAGGCAAAGATCGTCAGGTTCATTTTCAACGGCTACAACTCCAGCAAATCATTAACAGCCGTGAACAAAATTCTTGATAGCAAAGGGATTCCCACGATCCGCGGCAAGAAAAAGGGTTGGGTCGATTCGGGAATCCGTTTTATCTTAATCAACCCTATATACAAAGGCACCTTAATCGTTAACCGGAAATGTCATATCGCTAATATCAATAAAATCGATATGAGTAAGGCTATTGTAATCAAAGTACCGGCAATAGTTAGTGAATCCGTTTGGAGCATGACTCAAAACCGCTTGGGAAGAAATAAGAAAATCAAGCCGCCTCGTAAAAACAAGTGGCTTTTGCAAGGGTTGATAACTTGCGGCCTATGTGGCCTGAGTTACCAAGGTCGATACCAGGATTCCAAAAACCGATGCTATGCCTGTAGAGGTAGATTGAAAGCCTCTCATACGGATGGGTCGCCAAGATGTTATGGCCCTATTCTTAATGCCGACTGGTTGGAGGACGAAGTCTGGACAAAGATTGCGGACATTCTCCAAAACCCCGATAAACTGGGTGCAGTGATTCGAGATACTTTGGAGATACTAAGGGTTAGACAAGCTGAGTTGGATTTAACTCTAAAACCAATCAATGAAAAGTTACTTGACATTACTGACAAAAAAGCCAGGCTGGCTGACCAATGGGTAATAACCAACATGGACCCAGACAAATATAAAAAATTACAGTCCAATTTGAATAAAGAAGAAATCAGGTTAAAGTCGCTTAGGGCTAATATGTCCCCATCACGGCTGGCTGAATTGGAAAATATCAATGAAACATTGGGATATTGGCAGAACCAGTTTAATACTGAGGCGGTAGGAATTGAAGGTATCGGCGGTGGATTAAAACTATTGGAGAAAACAAATCCTTCAGTCAAAACCTACGGATTTGATGATATGAGCCTCGTTGAAAGTATTACTTCTACAACCATCAAACGACAAATCCTGGAAAAACTGCAGGCTAATTTAGTAGTATTTCATGATCGAATTGAAATCGGTTGCCAAATCCCCATCGAAGCTGACAAATCCTTTAATTTAATCCTGAATTTAGATTTGCCACCCACACGCAAAGATCGACGACATATCACGGCAAAATCATGAATTCTATTAATTTCGTGGGGGCTTGGATGACACGGAAATTTGCCCAATTTTACCGGACTCCTAGTAAATTGGCGTTTGGTTCTCCAACTAGAAATACTGTGCCAAATAAGATGGACAAAAAATGACAACAGCGGGCGTTTATTGCCGGGTTTCAACCGACAACCAGGAACGCGAAGGCACAAGCTTACAAACTCAGCTTGAAGCTTGTTTAAAATATTGCCAGAACAAGGGTTATGCTGTAAGTCATAGCTTCAGCGAGTCTTACTCTGGACTAACGTTAGAGCGGCCTAAACTCGGAGAGCTAAGAGAACTTGCCCGAAATGAGGATATCGACGTTATCGTTTGTTACTGTCTCGACCGTCTCTCCCGTGACCCGGGACACGGCGTCATTATCACTGAAGAACTGGACAAGCACGGGGTCAAGTTAGAAACCGTAACCGAAGATATTGACAATTCTGAATTAGGTAAGTTAATAAGCTACATCCGAGGTTATGCTTCTAAACTAGAGGCTCAAAAGATTCGCGAGCGCACAATGCGGGGTAAATTAGCCCGTGCCAAAGCAGGGCGAATACCCAGTGGCAGTGGGTCCACCATTTACGGATATGATTATGTTAGGGTGTCCCAAGAAAATGGCGGCCGCCGTATCATAAACGAAAACGAGGCATCCTGGGTAAAGCAAATGTACGGATGGTTGGTCAATGAAGGATTGTCTACCAATGCAATTACCTATCGCCTTAGAAGTTTGAACGTACCTACCAAATTCGGCAACATCTGGGGTAGGCAATCGGTCCTGGCAATATTAAAGAATCCCGCTTATACCGGCAAAACCTACGTCTTTACCACCGCAAAAGGCCAAAAGAAATTCAGTAGACCGCAAACAGATTGGATTGAGATACCAAGCGTCACGCCAGTAATCATTCCCTCTGAGCTATTTGAGGCTGCCCAAAAACAATTGCGCGTGAACACCAATAAATCACCGCGCAATCAAAAATACGAATATCTATTACATGGACATATTCAGTGCTGCCAATGTGGACGCTCCTACTATGCTGGTTTTGCTTCAGCAACTTATAAGGAAAAGCGGCGTGTCCGATTATATTATCGTTGTTCGGGAAAGCTAAAAATGTTGGCTCCGATTGACCTTTGCCAGAATAAAAATTGGACCGCAGCAAAACTGGAAACTGTTGTGTGGGCAGAAATAGAACGTATCTTAAGCCACCCGGGTGATTTCATTGCTGAACTTGAAAGGCTGCATCACAATGCTGAAGAGATGGAAATACTCAAGACAGAATTAAATCAAATAGAGCGACAGCTCGCGGCAATAGACCGGGAACAGCGCCAGCTCTTACAGTGGGCGCTTAAAGGATTCCCTGAAACCCAGGTTCAGGCTGAAAATAAACGCTTCAACAAAGGACGTGAGAATTGGCAGGGTCGCAAAGAAGAACTTGAAACCCAGATTAAAGGAAGTCAAGAATCCGTTATTAGCATAAAAAAGATAGAGCATACCTGTGAA